CTAAAAAATCCTTTAACAGGAACCGAAGAAACGATGTCACAAGAGGATTTAATGACCTTAGCACTAATTAAAAAAGCTCGTGAGGGCGATGTTTCAGCATATCGCGAATTGATGAATTCAGGTTACGGCGCACCCGTTCAACAAATAGAACAAACCCAAACAAATATTGATTTGAGCGATTTAACAACGGATGAAATAAAGCAAATGTTAAAAAGTGAATGAGCGCGAACAAGCAATTAAAAAGGTTTTATTATTCGAACTTTGCAGGCGCGATTTCTGGCAATTTTGTTTATTCTACGATTACGAATTCTATTCCAAGCGTATATTTTTACACGAAATCGCGGTAAGTTTTCAGGAAATAGAAGAAAAAAAAATCAATTCTTTGAGCGTTTCAATGCCACCACGAGCGGGTAAAAGTTACGTAACCTCTTTATTTTGTGCGTGGGTAATTGGACGCAACCCAACGGAATCAGTAATGCGTAACACGTGTACAGCAACCCTATATTTGAAATTCAGTTATGACGTTCGAACGATTGTAAAATCCGATAAATTCAAACAAGTATTTAATAATATTCATTTGAGCGATGACAAAGCGAATTTACAGGGTTGGAACACTAATCACAGTAAACAAGTTGGATATTTTGGCGCGGGCGTTGGGGGTACTATAATTGGTTTTGGAGCGACAAAAATAGGCGTTACCGATGATTTATATAGAAACCTCGAAGACGCGTTAAGCGACACTGTAAACGATAGAATAATTCAATGGAAAGAGGCTACGCACGATTCCAGATTTGAAAGCGGTTGCGCTCGTATTGATATTGGCACGCGCTGGAGTATAAACGACGTAATAGGGCGTAATATTCAACAAAAGATATACGACAAATCAATTATAGTAGCGGCGTTGAATGAGAATAACGAATCATTTTGCACTGATGTAATGACAACCGACGAATATTTAACGAAAAAAAAGCGAACGGATCCGAGTATTTGGGCTGCGGAATACCAACAGGAACCCGTAGACATTAAAGGGCGTTTATTCAGTGACCTGAAATTTATTTCCACAACCGATTTAAACAGCATAAAAGATAAAATCGAGGGTTGCATAGGTTACGTGGACGTTGCGGACCAGGGCGCGGATTACACCGCAATGGCGATTCTCGCAGTTATAAACAAAGATTTCTATTTAGTAGATTACGTGTTTAATAAATCAAATACGGATGTTACGCTTCCGTTAATCGTAGCAAAATTAAACGAGTGGAAAGTAACTTATTGCCGGGTTGAATCGAATTCGATGGGTGCGATGTTTGCGCGCCAAATCCAAAAAGAGGTTAAAACTAAAATATTACAAGTTCACAATTCAACCAATAAACAAACCCGAATTTTAATGAATAGCGTTTTTATTCAGCAGCGTATTAATTTCCTTCAATCAGGAACGCCCGAAAACGAATTATTTATCGAAAATGTAATGAATTATTCCAAAGAGGGTAAAAACAAAAACGACGATGCGCCCGATTGTTTGGCGGGTTTATCAATATTCGCGCAGTCGATGTTTAAACACCTTATGTAAAAAAAAATTAACTTACAAGTGAATTCCTAATTATTTTCGACTAATTTTGTCAAAAACTATTTAATGGCGTTCGATTTTATTACAGCCTTTACAGATAATTTATTTAGTCGCGATCGATATTCAAATATTGTGCGAAACACTTTGCCCCCAACGGCGCAAGTTTGGGGAAAAAAAGAGGCGGTTTGGTTAGATACGGGCGATGCATGGCGATTGTTTGTTGACATTCCGGAACTTCGCATGGTAATCAATAAACGCGCGTCAATGATGAGCGGGAACGAACCTAAATTGTACGATGCAAAGGGCGAATTAGTAGAAAACCACTGGTTAAATGATTTAATTACACAACCGAATGCCGTTCAAAGTTGGAGTGATATCGTTTATTCGATGAGCGTTCAAGATGCTTTGTATTCAAACGTTGTAGCATACGCGCCAAAACGATCTTTTGATATACGCAATTTAATGGTTGTTTTACCAAATAACAAAATCAGGATTAATTTAAGCGGTAAAAAATTAAAGCAAATGGACAAAGAGAATTTAATCGATTCTTTTTTGTTTACATACGACGACGGCGCAACCGAATTAATAACGTGGGAGGAGGCTATTTATTTAACGACTGCGGATGGAATGAATATCGTTAAACCGATTTCACGAATAGACTCTTTGCGATTTCCTTTGTCAAATATTCAGGCGCAATATAATAAAAGAAACGTGTTACTTGAAAACCTCGGGGCGATTGGTATTTTAAGCGCTCAAAATTCCGATATGGGTGGAGCGATTCCAATGACACCAGAAGAGCGAACTAAGATCCAACGCGATTGGTATCGACGTCAAAAAGACGAAATAATGATTACAGAAAGTAACGTAACGTGGAATCCGATGAGTTACCCAACGCGCGATTTAATGTTATTTGAGGAGTTAACCGCTGATGTAATTGCAATTATAGACACGTACGGAATGAATTATAATCTTTTTTCAAGTGACAAAGGATCAACATTTTCAAACGTTCGCGATAGCTTAAAAATGGTTTATCAGGATACGATAATTCCTGAAACGCAAGCGATGTACGATTCAATTATGCACCAATTTGGATTAAGCCAACAAGGTTATTATTTAGAGGCTTGTTTTGATCACGTACCCGTTTTACAAGAGGACGAAATGCAGAAAAGCCAAGCGCAAAAAATCGAAGTCGATAGCTATTCAATCTTATTAAAGGACGGTATTATTACGCCGGAACAATACGCGGCACAATTCGACATTGAAATACAACCAATAGACCAAACACAAAGCCAACAAGCGGCGCTCGCACAGGCTCAAACGAACTTGAAAGGTACGGTAGGAGGTTTGGATGGAATAATCGCTTTAAATACAGCAGTTGGAACAGGGCAAATGGATCGACAAACGGCAGTAAATACATTGATTTCATATTATGGATATGATTCAACGGTTGCGAATAGTTTAATTACGCAACCAAAAGAGGTTATAACGCCCGTAACAGTATAAAAAATGATATTTGTACACCGATAAAACAAAGGAAATAGTAAATAAAATGAGAAATAACCTTTATAATATAAAAGCATCCGCAGAGATTCGCGATATTGATTCAGTAGGTAGAAAGGTAGCGGTTTATTTAGCGAAGTTTGACAATATCGATTCCGATAATGATATGATTCAAAAGGGCGCGTTTACAAAATCAATTCAGGAACGCGGGCCACAAAGCGCCGGTAATAGAAAAATAGCTTTTTTACGCCATCACAATTGGGAAATGCAAATCGGGAAATTCCTTGAATTAAATGAAGACGACAACGGTTTATTTGCGATTGGTGAATTAGGTACTTCAACGCAAGGCGAAGACGCGTTCAGGGATTACGAAGACGGAATAATTCGCGAACATTCAATCGGGTTTCAATATATCGAAGACAAAACAAAATGGATTCCAGATACTAAAAACGAAGCGGGCGGTTATTTTTCAGTTAATGAAGTTAAACTTTACGAAGGTAGCGCGGTTACATTTGGAGCGAACGAATTAACAAACGTAGTCGAGGTTATAAAAGGGCAACAAAAACACGCCCGTATAGAACGAATAACAAACGAATTAAACATTTGTATTAAGGCACTTGTAAACGGTAAAGGAACCGATGAGAGGTTGCACGAAATGGAAATGAAAATAAAATATTTAAACAGTGAATTAATAACACTTGCAAGCGCGGATCCGATCACGATTCAATCCGTAAAAAGCGAGCCGTTGAATGAGCCGTTTAATTGGAGTAACGTAGTAAATAATTTAAAATTCTAAAAAAATGGATGCAAATGTAACGCCTGAAACGGCAGCAATGACGCCTGAAATGGCAGTCGAACAAATTAACAAAATGGTAGCGGATAAATTGCAAAATTTATTAACGCAAGCGGATTTAGACGCAATCAAATCCGAAATGGAAGGTTACAAATCTTTGCAAGTAAAAAGCGATGAGTTAATGAAAGCAATCGCGAAAATGGAAGGACGTATTGAAGCGAAAAGCGAAAAAATCCACAACGAACCAACTTCAAAAAATCCAAAAGGATTAGCTGGTAAATTGTCAAAAGCTTACGCGGATAATATCGCAACAATAAAAGATTCAGTTGCAAAAGGTCAAAACTTTACTTTAGAAGTAAAAGCGGCGGGCGATATGACAATCGATAATGACTATTCAGGAACGTATGCATTAACAACTTTAGATCCAGAGGTTAACAGAATTTCACGACCAACGCGTAGAATGATGGAAATTTCAAACGTAGGAACAACCGCTTCAAAATTTGTAGTTTATATTCAACAAACACAACAGGCTTCAAGCGCGTGGACTGCGGAATCAATCGAGAAACACAACGCAGAAATTAAGTGGGAGGAGGTTTCAAGCGAAGTGAAAAAAGTTGCTGGTTTTGTAAAAGTTTCAAAAGAAATGTTGGAAGATTTAGCGTTCGTTAGATCCGAAATTAACACTGTTTTAATGGAACAAATCGAACAAGCGATTGACTATTCAATGATAAACGGCGCGGGCGGTACTGATTTGAACGGTTTGATCGGTAACATTCCGGTATTTGCTGCGGGTACTTTTGCGGGTACAATCGTTGGAGCGAATATAATCGACGTTATTCAGGTTGCAAAAGCACAAATCCAAGCGGCTAATTTCCAACCGACGCACGTTGTAATGAATCCGGAAGACAAAGCGAAATTTGAGTTAACAAAAACTTCGACTGGCGAATATACATATCCAATGTTTTTTACAGGCGCGGAAAATGTAGCTGGTTTGATTATAGTTGCTTCAAACAACGTTACAGCGGGAACAATTATCGTTGGTGATTTCACTAAATTAATCGTTAAAGTTCGCGAGGCAGTGAATTTAACCGTAGGTTATGAAAACGACGATTTTACGCGTAACATGGTTACTATAATTGCTGAAGCTCGATTAGTTCAATATATTAGAAACAACGATCAAAACGCATTCGTAGAAGCTGATTTGGCAACTGCAATCGCTGCGTTAGAATTGTAATAATTTAGTTCAATATGGAAAAGAAACCACGTAAAAAAAAGGTTCTTAATTTAGATTTGGAAACAAAAGAAACAGTTGTAAAAATTGTTGAATTGAATCCAAGTTTAATTTACGAATTTATTGGAAATGGAAATTTTCGCACGTTACCAAAAGGATCAGTTTGGAAAATAAACGGTGAACTTGCTTCAAAGTTTATTTTAAAAGGTTACGGAAATCTAAAATAAAAAAAATGATTTTAAGCATTCAAGATTTTACAGGAAAATACGCTTTGCACACGGGAATGTACGATGTCAATAAATTGCAAGATTATATTGATATTTACGAACCGCGTTATTTAAAAAATTTGTTCGGAATTGATTTATACAATCAGTTTCAAAGTGATCTATTAAGTAACGTTCCGCAAAGCCCAAATTTCCTAAAAATATTCAACGAATTTAGCGAAGATTTAGGGTACAGTTTTTATACCAATTATGGTTATGCGTACAGTTCAAATCAATTGGATTCGGAGGGTATTTTACAAATGTTGAAAGGCTTTATTTATTTTGAATATTCAAAGGATTTAGTAAATCAGATGACGCCTTATGGAAACGTTAAACCTTTGAGCGAAAATTCCGAGGTTGCCAACACGGGTTTTTCCATGATTTACACGCGATATAACGAAGCGATTAGATCGTATCGTTCAATTCAAAGCTATATAAGATACAATAACCCCCCAACAGGGCAAGCCGTTACAATCGGAATTGTTTCGGGGGGTTCTAATTACGTAGCTACGAATAACGTTTCTTTGGTTGGTGGGTTTGGAACTGGTTTAATAATTGATTTCACAGAGGATGGTACGGGCGTAATTGATGAAATTACAATCGTAGATGCTGGAAAAAATTATAAAATCGGCGATACTTTTACTATTCCGGGCGGAAATGATGACGCGATAATCGAGTTAACGTACGTAGGAATCGGAAATTACAACAAATTCAGGGGGATCGCTAAATCAACGGCGTATTGGTTATGATAAACGATATTTCACAAGCGGTAGAAAGTTTAGTAAATGCAATTAATCCAACGATTGACGGCGTTTATTTGCCCGCTCCTGAAGAATATACAACCGTATGCAATACAAAGTGGGCGCGAATAGGAAAAACAATAACAGACTCGCAAGGAACGCCGTTTTTAATTACCGATATTAATTACGATAATTGGATTCAGGCGGGAATAATTGACGGAGAAATAACTTTACCAGCGCCCTATTTCGTACCAGGTACAAAGATTGAAGCTAACCGAGAATGGACAATTTCAACAAACGATTTAACGCAAAAAACGCCGTTAGTGTGGTTACTTCATGGAATCCGATATAATTCATTCGGAAAAGAATCCGTTTTCGCGTGGGAAAGTGATTTGAGAATATTTTTTTTAGACGAAACCGACATATTGAATTTTTACACAAAAGACCACATTCAACAAGTTGTAATTCCAATGACAAAATTAGCTGATGAGTTTGTTAAGGTTGTTCAAAGTGATCGCAGTTTTTTACGCGTGGATAATTGGGAAATTGTGGAATTCAGTAGGTTCGGAACCGAACAGGAAAATGGATATTTCAAAAACATATTGGATGCAAATTTGAGCGGAGTTGAGTTAAAAATAAAACTCACAAAATACAAAGAAAATTGTAAATGTTAATTTAAAAAAAAATAGAAAAAATGGCAGGATGTAATTGTAATGTTGGACTTTCCAATACAGGGCGCCCGGGTTGCGTTCCTTTGCAGTCGGTAACAAGTAAACTTATCATGGTTCCGTTAGCGGCAAACGATGGTACGTTGAACGGTATTGATTTAGCAGCAGCGCTACCAACTTGGAGCGATTTAATTAATGAAGCGGATTCATCAAAAAGATGGTTTCCTTTACCAGAATTCGAAAACGTGGAATTGCCAAAAGCGGATTCACAATTCGAAGAGGCAAACAGCGGTCGAATGGCGTTTTTACGTCAAGGTAAAAGAAGTTTTGCAGGTGAACTTTGGGGCGACGATTCAACGCCTACATTATTGGGTAAATTGAATTCAGGTCGTTGCGTTTCTTTTGGGGTTTATATTGTTGACGTTAACGGAAATTTGATCGGTTCAAAATCGAACGGTTATTTATACCCTATTCCGGTGGACGAGCAAAGTTGGGATCCTAAATTTATGTTTGCGACTGATTCAACGGTTCAAAAAATTATGTTAGGTTTTGATTTTTATCGTTTATTCGATGAATCAACTATGTATATGATTACAGCAACCGAGGGCGGTATTAACTACAACGATTTAAACGGCTTAATTGACGTTAATTTAGAAGTTTTATCGCAGGTTACAACTGTTTCGGTTACTGTAAAAGCTACTTTCGATTATGGAACGGCGTTAAATCCAATCTTATTTCAAGGTGCTACGAATTCCGCCGATTGGTCAATTTACAACGTAACTACTTCGACGTTAATCGGAGTTCCTGCGGGCGTAACTGAATCTCCAGCCGGTACTTATGTTGTTGATTATAATTTCGTATCTACTAATGTTTATACTTTGAGTGTGGTAAAAGATGGTTTTATCGGAACTGTTCAATTTACAGCGGCTTAATTTTCAACCTTTGATTTAAACGGGTTGGCTTAGGTTAGCCCGTTTTTTTTATACTATGCAAATATTAAACGATTTATTGCGAAATACTAAAATCCTAATGGATGCGGGTATTTTATGGAATCACGTTTTTAGTGACAAAGATTTTCAAACGTGGATTTTAGATTTAATTCGGGACGATCAATTAATGGAGCAAGGAGTTGACGAAGACGGAAAACCGTTAACAAATCGAGATAACGGTCGTACAACTTATTCAAGGTTAACCGAAGAGTTAAGCAATGGGAGAAAAAAAGAGGGTGATCCGTATAATTTATTTGACACGGGCGATTTCTATAAAAGTATGTTAATTTTGTTGGGAACAGATTATTTCGAAATCGATGCGGATCCAATTAAAGAAAATGCGAACTTATTTACAAAATTTGGCGAAGGTATTATCGGACTTACTGAAGAAAGTTTGGATAAATTACGCGAAGAAACAAAGCGACGATACGCAATTGAAATCGACCGACTATTTTCACTCGATTAACGAACTACCTTTGTACAATTGGATAAAATGTATTAATGGAGAATTAAAGTTCGTTAGAACGGCGGAAAACGGCACGAATGAGAATGATTTAAAGGTTTGGGAAAAGATTTACGATACTTATTTGAATGAATACGGATTAGGAAAACTTTATTTGAAGTTATTAAAAGCAATGCAGAAAAAAGCGCTTTACGAATGTGAATTTATTCTAACAAGCGATCGTTTTAAATTGACGCAGATTGAAATGATGGAACAAAAGTTAAACGGAATGCTGAATAACAACGGATCCGGGGTAACAATTGAACAAAGTTTAATACATATTTCGAAATGGTTGGGTCAGTGGATTAACCCTAAAAATATAACGGCAAAAGAATATTTTGATTTGCAAAACGAAATGAATCGATATAATAAAATGAACGATGGCAAAAAAAATTAGTAGTAAAGATTTATTTGAATCCGAAGACATTTTCAAAGGGATTAGAGATTCAGCGGAAAAAACTTTGGTTAGTTTGAATAAAATTAACGATGAGTTTAAACAAACCGCGACCACGTTAAAACAAAGTTTAGGCGATGCTAAATTCGATAGTTCGGATTCAATAAAGAAATTTACGCAAGCAACGGCGGAAGCGAATAAAATCCAGAAACAATCAATTGAAATACAGAAATTACAAGAGCAGGTTAAACAACAGGCTATAAAAAGCGAAAAGGAACAGGAACGTTTACAACA